ATGGTATAAATAAGATACAGTTTGATGAAACAGATCGAACGACAGACTGGACTTGGGGGCAGTACCCAACGCCTCCACCATGAGAACAGAAATGAAACATTTAAAAGACACAGGTTACACATACTTCGGACACATGTTTAGAGCTTTTAGTGTATCCTTTGTTTTAATCATTCACGGGATTTTTCCTTGGGTTTGGGAAACGAAAGCAAGTGAATTGCTCTGTTCTGATGATGGGGGCGAAACAGGATCGACAGGTGTTAAATAGAGAAGTGGAGAACTGTGGATTGACCACCTTATAGGTCATAAACTATACGCAAATGATAATTTTGCACCCATGGCTCTTGCTGCGTAAGCAGTAAGTGTTCGGAGTTTCGGTAGGTTCCTTGGCAACAGAATAACCTACCACCTTATTTAAGTGACGGCAACCTATTGCTATATCGACACTTAATGAGTTTGGTAGTTCTCTTTATAGGACTAAAAACTACCACTTACTATACTTTCTTCGGGTGATGCCGTAATACATCCGTGGGGGGTCACGGTTAGCCTCCCAACCTTACATAAAATTATAGAATGGAGACAATATGCCACTGAATACACCAAAGACATTTTGTATGAAGATTGAAAATATTGTGAAGGAGAAGAGAATAACCCACATGGATGCCGTCCTTTGGTATTGTAAAAAAGAAGGACTAGAACTAGAAGGCATCAATTCCCTAGTTTCAAAAGCACTAAAAGAGAAGATTGAAGCTGACGCAAGAGAATTGAATTTTTTACCTCGTCAAGCAAAATTACCTATATAAGTGCTTGACATATTCAATGAACTGTAGTATTATAATATTATGTTAACTGTCGTGCATGACGGCAGCAACCCTTGTAATGGAGACTTCAAATGGAAGTAACAGTACACTTAGATGGTGACCCCGCAATCCGTGAAGAAGGTTTCTTCGCCTCTCAGGTAGGTGGACTTCTTGATCGTGTTCGTGGTCTAGAATTCGATAATGCCGAGTTGGTGAAAACCAATGAGGAACTAGGTGAACGAGTTCAGAAACTCGCAACTCAACGCCCGTCAGGGTTTCGTCCACGCCGCAACAATAAGCGGTAATTAATGTGTGCCGGTGTAGCTCAACGGTAGAGCAATTGCTTTGTAAGCAATAGGTTGTGAGTTCGATTCTTACCACCGGCACCATTTTTTATGGAGCAGTCATGTTCAGTAGAATGAAAAGATGGTTAGAGAAATATACAGAAAGTAAATCTGCTTCAATTCCAAAATATTTAGGTGGTAAGAAATCTGGAGCAGAGTTGAATAATATGAGAAGAGAAAAACAAGCAAAACATGAGGATTTGTTGAAGTGATGGATGTTACATTAGTTGATAGCATGGGAAGTGATTTGTCAGTGGTGAATGCTGCCCGTGTTTCTTTTGCAAAGGTGCATGATAATTTTGATAATGATAAAGACACTAAACTGATTAACTATCTTGCAAAGCATAATCATTGGAGTCCCTTTGGTCATGCGTCTTTACAGTTTCATATCAAAGCTCCTATATTTGTTGCAAGACAGTTGGTCAAGCATCAGATTGGTTTAACATGGAATGAGGTGTCAAGGCGATATGTGGATGATGAACCAACTTTCTATTACCCTCTTATCTGGAGAGGTAAGGCAGATAACAAGAAGCAGGGGTCGTCGAGTGTAGAGATTGATATCAATCCTGCTGGTTCTAGTGGCCCTGCTATGGTAGATTCATACAAACAAGCAATGCAGAAATGTAAGTGGACATATGAGGAGTTACTAAGAAAGGGTGTGTGTCCAGAACAGGCTCGTATGGTCCTTCCACAGTCAATGAATACCGAATGGTACTGGAGTGGTACACTGTACGCATTTGCCCGTGTATGTAATCTACGATGTAAACCAGATGCACAGGTAGAGACACAGATGGTTGCTGACCAGATTGATAAGTTGTCAGCTGACACCTTTCCTGTGAGTTGGGAAGCACTACGGTCATGAGTAAAGCTGTTGTCATGGGAAACGGTGAGTCTAGGTCTTGGTGCAACCCAAATACTAAATGGGCTGATGTTAGGACATGGGGATGCAATGCCGTTTACCGTGACGCAGCACCAGATAATCTTGTTGCTATGGACTATGGTATGCAACAAGAGATATATGATTCGGACTATAAGGGTAAATGTTATTTCTCAAACTGGGTTTCTGTTCCATCAGAAGTTGCTGATATGTCGCTTATAGGATTTGATATACCAGATAACTTTATTCATAGGAGTAAGAACAAAACTGGCCAGTGTGTGATATCTGGCAAAGACCCTGCAACGGTTCATGAGTCTATTGAGTATATGATAAAGATGCATCCAAGTTTAGACATGGATGATCTCAAACTCAAGATGGAAAAGGATATTGGAATCTGGATTACCTATGTAAATGAGAATGACAACATAGTGGATGTTGGTAATCCTAATCTATCAACTGGCAGTATGGCTTTACTGTGTGCATGTCATGAACAAAATGCAGAAGAGATTTATATGTTAGGATTTGATTTGAGTACATACGATGAGACAATCAATAACATATATAAAGGGACAGACAATTATTTGCCTGCCTCTGCGAAAGGGTTCAATCCTGTAAATTGGATGAACCAAATGACTGAACTTTTTGACAAGTATAAGGACAGAACTTTTTATTGGGTAGACTGCAAAATGAAAGGTACTAACAGTTGGCATGGTTCAACTGTGCAAGACTACCATCTCAATGTAAAGTGCTTGTCAAAAGAAGAGTTCTGTAAAGAACTATCATTGAACGATTATATATAAAGGAGTATTGACATTTCTACTACATCATGATACATTTAAACATACTTAAACATACGAAATATACATACACATAAGGAGACTACAATGTCGTTAGCTGCAATGAAGAAGCAGAATAGTTTGGATTCACTGTTGGGTGCTGCCCAGAAAGAATCTGCCCCCCTAGAGAAGAAGTCTTACGTTGATGAACGTCTTTGGAAACCTACGATGGATAAGACCGGCAATGGTTATGCTGTCATTCGTTTCCTGCCCGCACCAACGGGTGAAGACCTTCCTTGGGTTAAACTTTGGAACCACGCTTTCCAAGGGCCAACTGGTCAATGGTTTATTGAGAACTCATTGACTACGCTTGGTAATAATGATCCTGTGTCGGAGTATAACTCTAAACTCTGGAACTCTGGTATTGAGTCTGATAAGGAGATTGCTCGTAAGCAGAAGCGTAAGTTGCAATATTACTCAAACATCTATGTGGTGAGTGATGCATCAAATCCTCAGAACGAGGGTAAGGTCTTCCTCTATCGTTATGGTAAGAAGATTTTCGACAAGGTGATGGAAGCAATGCAACCTCCATTTCCTGATACAGACCCTATCAACCCATTTGATTTTTGGGAAGGTGCGAACTTCAAGTTGAAGCTTCGTAAGGTAGATGGTTACTGGAACTATGATCTCTCATCCTTTGATGGTGCATCTGCATTGTCTGATGATGAGGACAAGTTGGAGAGCGTTTGGGGGAGTGAACATTCTCTCTCAGAGTTCACCGCACCATCTAACTTTAAGACTTATGATGAGTTGAAGACTCGTCTTGATATGGTCCTGTCTGGTGTAACCAAGACAAGCACAGTAGAAACTCTCATGGAGGATGAACCTACTGCACCTGTTAAGGTAAACACCAAACCAAAACCAGCACCTACTGTTTCGGCAGATGATGGTGATGACGCTATGTCATACTTTGAGAAGTTGGCTGAAGGGTAAACTAATCTGGTTTACTATAAACCCCTCACTGAGAAATTGGTGAGGGGTTTTCTTTTAGTGAACACCGGCAATTGCCTTCCCCGCACGTCCTCCCGCCGACGGGTCTTCTAACACTTTACCATGTTCAAGAACAGTCTGGTTCTGTTTGTTTTCAACTTTAGAGTTGTCGGTGACGATCATCGGTGCCGGTGCCGGAGTATTTTGTTTTGCAGCGTTTTCTTTAATCTCGTTTGCAGCCTTACCATCAGATTTTTCGTCGTCAGAAGTTTTTTCCATTTTAGCTTCAGAAGTTTGTTCCATTTTAGCTTCAATGAGTTTTTCTGGAGCAGGAGCATTAAGACTAGCGTTAATTTTCTGCAATCGCTCTTGGTCGGCTTTTAATTTTTCTGCTGCTTCTTTTTCTTCATCTTTTGCTACTTGTAGCGCCTCTCTTGCTTCTATAATATCATTTTGAGAAAGACCAGCGCCGCTCTTTTGTATTTTATCAAATCCACCCTTCGCTTTGGCTTCTGCTTCAAATTTTTCCAGTTCAAGCTTGGCTTCCTTTAGGTCTTTTCCTTTTTCGAGGGCTTCCTTTCGTGTGTCTTTCATATCATCTGTGAGGTCTTTACGTTCCTCTTGTTGTTCTTCCACTGACAGGTCTTTAACAGCCCTCTTACCAAATATTTTGTCGCCCAAGGTATCCCCAATTATATCTCTAGCAATATTCTGTATACCTGACATTATATCTTGAATAACAGTTGATATACTTTTAGTCAGTCCATCGAAAACACCTGATATTTTATCAACTATGGATTTGAAAAAACCCTTTACTACATCTTTTAACATAGACATCCCACCTTGTCCCTCTTTTGCCTGCATTCCAAACATACCCAAAACAAATTCAATTATTGTATCAATATTATCTTTTACTGCTTTCAATATATTTGCACCAAGACTCAATATATGATCTTTAACCGCAGCGAGATCGCCGTCTAACAAAGATGATATAACATTGATTATATCGTCAAACATGGCTTTGAAGTTACTAAATGCCGTCTCTAATCCTTTCAATAGTATGTCAAATCCACCACCCTCTCTTGTCATAAATTCTTCAAAAAAATCGTATATTGGTTCGATAACTTTATCGTATAGATCTGTGAGAACGCCAAAAAGTTTATCTTTCACATCTTTCAAAATTGGAAGAACATTTTCGTCAAAGTACTTCCTTATCTTGTCAATAGCCACAAAAAATTTGTCCTTCAATACTACTAAAATTGGAAAAATTTCTTCAAAGAAGAAGTCAATGAAATCGAAGAGAGCTTTTTTAAGTATTTTAAATACTGGACTGTTTAAGAGGAGTGCTAACGCTGGAATTGCAATTGCCAACAAAATACCAACAAACCCCTTCAACATTTTGAAAAACACACCAAAGGTCTTCATAAATCCACCGGGTTTTTTCCCCTCTTCAGGCTCTTTAGGTTTTTCTGATGGAGCAGGACCAACATCTGGGTCATCGTCTTTAAAACGAGCAAACATGGCTTGGTTTTGTGCTACCTCTAAAGTTTCCCTTTGTATATCCACCAATTGTTGAACTGTACCAATCAATTTTTCAATAGAGTTTGAACCAGAGTTACGAGTTAATTGACCTTCATTTTTTAATCTTCCAATAATACCAGAAAACCCTTGTGACATTTGCATCTCAGACATGATTATTTTTCCTTACCTTCTGTGGTTTTTTGATAAGCATTCTTAGCATAAAATGCTGCAACAATAGCAGCAACTGATACAAAGTATGTTGGTGCCATTGAACCTAATGTTTTGCCTGCCTCTGTTAGTCCAATCCACATAGATATTACCACTGCAAATGGGTATAATAACATACCGGCTAATGCAAACCAAGCCATTTGTCTCTGTGCATCCTCTTTCTTATCTTCATTATCTAACCGCATCATTCTCGCATCCATAGTAAGTTCTTCATCAGTCACAACACCATCACCATC